TTTCTTTAATGGTTAAAAATTTATTTCAATTTTTTTGATTTTGGATGTAAAAATTGAAATACTTAAAAATAATTTATATTTATTTGTAAATTAATAAATATGAATTTATTTTAAAACCTAAGAAACTATTTTATTCAAGTCCAAATTGCTTTTCATAAATTTTAATAAATAGGAATCATCATATATTTCTTTTTTATTTTCATGGTTTTTGGTAAAAACATAAGATCCTGTGCGCTTTTTTACAGACCATCCTTGCTCAATGGTGTTATATAATAACAACATTTTTTGGAATTTAATGGCGTCAACTTTAAAATCAGCGTTATTTTCTAAATCCTTCAAAGAATCTAAATTAATCTTAATATCCAATTCCATTAATAAAAAAATAGAAAAACATTATATATTTTAAACTTGTTTAAGTTCTTATATTTGATTATTTGATTAATTCGCATCTAACATTTTCCAAATGCTTTTCTATTTTTTTCCATTCAACTCTCTCTTCATACTCTTTTGAATATTCTTGAGTTTCAGGTTTTCTTACATTATAACCTGATTCGACAAACCATATACACGTCTTTATAATTTCTTTATTAACATGTGTAAGTTTATTCAAAATATTTAACATATATGGATAGCAATGAAAATCTATTGCTTCAACTAATACTTCTATTTCTCTCTCTATTAAATTATAATTAATATTCCCGTATTCTGTATTTTTAACTTCTGCCGGACGCATTCTATAATAATCAATTGAAACCCTTAACATTTGCATATCACCTTTCATTCCACCATATTCGCTACGATAATATACTGATAATAGTTGACTACCATTTGGAACAAATTGTAAACTTTCATGCGTAAAAGCATAACTATAATCGTTTTTAATATAATTAAAATATGATTTACAATTACAGAGTGAATTAATAATATTTAATATTATATCAATATCTCTCTTTTTAAGCGCACCATAATCTTTATCTGCCATCATTAACCAAACAACAATAGAATATGAATCCATTAAACATACATCTTCAATATAGATAATAGGCAGACGTCTTAAAAGTTCCATTGGCGCCATTTGTATAAGAACCAGCGCCGATTGAATTGCGATTTGATTATCACATCGTCGTACCGCTTTTTGTAGATTAGATTTTATAAGAGGCATACTATATTTACAGTTAATAGTTGGTATGTCGATATCTAAATCCGTCTTTGGATCTCGATAAAATAGTTTGATATCTAATTTAGATGTTATAAATTTATCTGTTGGTTCGGGTTTTGTCTCGAAAAATGCTTTATAGTTTAAAGGGTCATAAATAAAGCATTTTTTATTACGTTCATCGTATTTAGGTATTATTTTAAAATAATTATCTAATTTTGACTGCTGCATTATAAAATAAATATTGTATATAATGTTAAAAAAAATTTATATCAATTTTTTATATTATTTTTAGTTTACCTTCTACAATTTCTATAATATCTACTGTAATGTTGCTCATCATTTTGTAAAGACGTTAAATTTGTCTTTACTATATTCCCATCACTATTTGAATAATAAATGTTTTGAATTTTATATCCCTTTCTTTCCGGCATTGACTCCAATATTTGAATACAATTACTACACGGTTTACTTGATTGTAGTTTATTTGTTTTTGAAAAACGGACAACTAGTAAATTGACCGGTTCTAATCTCTTTTTATTTTTTGTAGGTTTTAATTTTAATAAAGCATTATGCTCAGCGTGAATACCTGGTTGTATACCTTCACTATCACCCATCATATTAATACCAAAACTTAAAACGGTTGACTTGTTCAGGTTAGCGGTCTTTCCCTTTCAAAACGCACGCAATATGGTTTGCTGGACCACATACACACGAATTAATATTTGCTTCACCATTTTCATATTCGTCCACGTTAGTATTAACGGGCAAACAAAATCTCTTAATAAACATAGTATCTAGTAGCGAATCCATCTTTTTCTTTATATTATTATTACTTATTTTTTAATTTATTTCAATTTTTATTTTTTAATTTTTATTTTTTAATTTGTTTTAATTATAATTTTTATATATTTTCTCTCTATTATTAATTAAAAAAAGTTTAATTAATAATAAAAGAAACTAATGCCATCATTTAAACCCAAATCGGCAAAAAAAATTAAATTCAACAAAAAAAGTTCTATTACTCTTGATGGTAAACATAAGGAATTCTTAAATGAGTTTTCTAAGGATGAAAATGATAGGATCCCTGAGTTACAATTAGAAAAATACGAATTGAAAGAATTGTTGCAAAAAGATAATCTCACAATTGAACAACAATTAGAATATCAGGATAAAATCAATGAAATAAATGAGACTATCAAACAAATTAAAGCGCGAAAGAAGGATTATTTTCTAGACAATTCTAAGTTTATTTTTGACTATTTTGAAAATAAAAAAAATATTTCAACATCTACAACTACCAACAATATAAGTGATAAAAATAAAATACTAAATTCGTTTTTTAAAATTAAACAAGATGATAATGCCAATACAATAAATCAAAATAAAACAAATAATATTGTACAAAAATACTTGAGTAACATTGATGACACTTTTATAGATATTAATTCTTTTATTTGTCAAACCGATATTTGCCAAGTGTGTCATAAGGGTGAATTAATTCCTCTCGAAGATGAAGGTGTGTTAATTTGTAATATTTGTTTTAGAAGTATTCCTTATTTAATCGAAAATGAGAAACCGTCTTACAAAGAACCACCCAAGGAGGTATGTTTTTACGCTTATAAAAGAATCAATCATTTTAAGGAGATTTTAGCGCAATTTCAAGGCAAGGAAACTACACAAATTCCTAGTGAGGTTATTGAAAATATTAAATTACAAATTAAAAAGGAACGAATCGATTTATCGCAAATTAATAATAACAAGACCAAAGAGATTTTGAAAAAATTAGGGTATAATAAGTATTACGAGCATATACCATTTATTAAAGATAAATTGGGTATTAAACCGCCGATTATGTCGCCTGAATTAGAAGATACATTGTGTAATTTATTTATCGAGTTGCAGTCACCATACTCAAAATATTGTCCAGATGACAGAGTAAACTTTTTAAATTATTATTATACCGCGTATAAACTTTGTGAACTTTTAGGCGAAACGCAATATTTGGAACATTTTCCAATGTTGAAAGATAGAGAGAAAAGAATCGAACAAGATTCTATATGGCGCAAAATTTGCGAAGAATTGGATTGGGAATTTATACCTACTATTTAATTTATTATAATTTAGAAAGGGTTTAGTTATTTTGTTTCTATATTATATATTATATGGATACAAGTATTACAGAAGAAGAAGAAGCGATGCTTACTGAAGAAGAATTTCAGCAGTTGTATACAGGTCTTCCTAATATTCCAACTGACGCTGGTTGGAGACGTACATGGATAAGATTTTGTACAACACTAGCGTCAGGTGCCCAGTGGTTTTCAGACGCTATTTGGGTTGCTAGAAATGGTGATAAAGAAGGAACATGTTTCGCATTAGCTTCACAAGGATATGATCCAAGTAGAAGAGATATTGAAACCGCACATCCAGTTTTACAAGCTTCCGCAAGATGGAGATCATCGCCAGAGGGTGAAAGATCTAAAACATTGCTTGATATGGCATTGGATATTAAATGGGCTGCTTCTAAAGCACTTGAGAATGAATTACACGATTTAATTCTTCAAGAAAATATTCCTAGCGACAATGGTGCTGGTCATGGTTCAATTCTATCTGTTCTTTTAAGTAATAACGCAGGAGCATCATTAGAACATAGAAGTAAAATTACATCATTAATGGCTATCATATATGCTTCTGAAATTATATCATTTAATACTGCTTCACAGTATACAGGAGGACCACAATATATAGCGACGCAAGTTACGAATCTTTTGGGTCGTGACGCTGCTCAGGAGTATAGACAATTGGTAACTACAAAAAATGATTTAAGATACATTAATGTGATGTATGGTTGGTTATTTGCACTCATATTTGATAGAAACCCTCTAAATGCTCCTGTTCAAGATATTGTTCCTTTTCCAACCAATATGTGGGCGATTTCGTATTTAGCGATGCGTTTGTCTTCACAAGATTCTACTGCATATGGACACACATTAATAACAGAAATGGCAAGAGCAGATGGAATAACAAATCGTTCTCAGTTATCTGATGCGTTAGTATCATTTTTTGCTCTTTATAATAGAAGTGGTACACCGGCAGGTTCTTATTCAAGGGATGAAATTATAACACTTGTTGCGTCTTTTCCCGATGAACCTTTTCCTCTTAGCGAAATTAATATGGGTCAGTGGATGACAGCATTAAGCGATGAAATAAAAGCAGATTGTCAAATACTAACTCAGGCAAGTTCCGAGAGACTAGCAGGAATTCAAAGAAGTAGTGAATTAGAAAAGAAGTTTTTAAGTGGTAGGGTAGGAAAACCAGTTGCTTCTATGGATACTCTAGACCAATATAGATCTAGTATAGTTATTCCTGGTGAAAGGGTTGATGATTTAGCAGTTGGTAGTTCTCAGGATCCTTATAAGTTTGGACCTGAAGGTGATATTTCAGAACAAATGGAATACGATAAAGAAGCAGAAATAGATGCGGAAAAAATTTATGTTCCTTCACAAAAAAGTAGATTTCCTTCTAAAGGTTATATGGCAGCCACAGGAAAATTACCTTTTTATCAACAACTGGATTTCAGCAGGGGACGCCCGTCTCAAGCATCTCCACAGATCGTCTCGGCATCAAGTAGTCGCCCAACTCAAACTAGTCAAGGCACACTATTAGGATTACAGTCTCCAAATGTTCCTTACGCTACTCCGTATCCAAATGAAATGTCTAGAAGTAGCAGCGCTGGTCCTCCTCCTCCTCATATTTCTATAGGAGATCGAGTAGAAACAACTGTTAAAAATAGGTCAAGTTCTAATGCGGATTACGTAACTATAAATGGAACTGCGGTATATGTTGGTACATATCAAGGCAAAACAGGGGTTTTTGTTGGTATCTGTTTAGATGAAACATATAGAGATTATGGAAAACATGATTGCGATGGAGCATGTCCTGAAGGTCTAGGAATATATGTGCCAATTGCAAAAGTTCGCACAATACAGTCTTCTTCAAGTTCTTCCGCAGGCGATCTTCTTGATTTAAATTTTAATCATGGAGGAAGAAGATATAAAAAAACAAGAAAAATCAAGAGGACCAGAAAGACTAAGAAGGTTATGAAAAAAATGAAGAAGAGTAAAAAATCTAGAAGATCTAAAAAATAAAATAATATAATTCATAAATATTAGAATAAATTATATTATTGGATTTAATTTGGTTTATATGGGAACAAAGATAGTTCTCGAGTATTGTAAATAGAATAGTTTGGGTCGTAATTATTTGCGCCAACACCGGTTCCAAATAGTGCGCCACCTCTCATTTTTCTTGTTTTTCTGCTTTTTCTAGATTTTTTAGATTTTTTAGATTTTTTACCCTTTCTAGATTTTTTAGATTTTTTAGATTTTTTACCCTTTCTACCCTTTCTTGTTCTCCTTCTACCACCCATTAAATCAGAAAGATGTAAACTGCCTTGTAAACTATCTTGTGAACTATCTTCATCTGCACGTGTAGTGTTATTTGATTTATAAAGAGAAACAGGTGGTAAATTCTGAAAATCGTCATCATCACTATCACTAAATGATTCATCGTCGCTTAAATAATGTTGTTCACCTTCATCATTATCAATAATAGACATAGTGTCATCATTGCTATAATCAAATGATTCATTTGGACTTATATGACGTAATGAACTATTATTACCAATTGAAGATATAGCACTCTTATCAAGAGTTCCAATAGAAGATATATCGTGTATTGAACTATTATTACCAATTGAAGATATAGCACTCTTATCAAGAGTTCCAACGCTTATATCACGTAATGAACTACTATTACCAATTGAAGATATATCACTCTTATCAAGAGTGCCAATAGAAGATATATCGTGTATTGAACTATTATTACCAATTGAAGATATAGCACTCTTATCAAGAGTTCCAACGCTTATATCGCGCATTGAACTATTATTACTAATTGAAGATATATCATCACGATATCTATGTTTTGTTTTAGGCATAATATATTATATTTAGACTAAAATATAATATGTTACATTAAAATTATTCATTCTATAACATTTTTTAAAGATGCGCTTAAACTGTCGCTACGCTTTATAAGTTGCTACGCTTTAAAAACCGCCAGGGAAGCGAACCAAGTTAGCGCCAATACCGAAACCAGCGCCTGATCTAGCAGTCACACCCATACTGGGAATGTATGTATCCAAAATGCTGAATGTTGCCGCAGCAGTCAATGCAATCAAAATAATTTCCTCAATATTCAAGGAACGTTTAGGGATCGCATAGGCGGCGATAGCCACCATCAAACCCTCAACAAGGTACTTAATGATTCTTTTAACAAGTTCACCAACGTTAACTAATCCGTTCATTATATTAAATAATAAGAAAAAAATAATAAATGCGCTAAAAAACTTAAAAATAATTATTTAATTCTATTAAAATGGATCGCTCTAAAGAAAAGAACTCTGCCAAGAAAGGTTTTGAGAGAAAACAAGTAAATGGAAAACCTAACCCTAAATATGTTGACTTATTAGAAGAGGACAAACCGATTGCCGGACAAAAATTTGTATGTGTATCTTTTGTGTCTCCCGAAAACATTATTAAACAAAAACATATGTTCTTTTTTGAACAATTCCTAAAGAAGTGGGATTTGAATAAATCTATGGAGAAGTTTGTTCAGTTTTTGAATTTCATCTCCTTTAAATATAATGTCTCTTTTGATGATATTTCCAATGACTTCAAAGAGTTTGTTAAGGAGGAAAAGGATAATTTGACCAAGACAACTATGGAGGATGATTACAAGACCTACATTGATAACAATGAGGAGTTATTGGAGAAGGAATTTGGTGCTGCACATAATTTCCAAACTAGTACTCGTGGTATAAAAATTCGCGGCAGTTATCCCACAATTGAAGAGGCGGAGTTGAGATGTAAAATGCTTAGAGAGATTGACCCTAATCACGATATTATGGTTGGTCCTGTTGGTTTGTGGATGCCTTGGGAACCTGAAGCGTATAAGACTGGTCGTGTTGAGTATATGGAGGAGGAACTTAACCAGTTGATGCACGAGAAGACCAAGAATGAGTCTAACGCTAAATCCGCATTTGATCAGCGTGTTAAGGAGAGCAAGAAGAAGGCGATTGAGGAGAACATCAAGAATGCTGAGAAATCTGGTAACTCATTGACACAGTCGATTGACGAGCAGGGTAATCTAATTGGTGTCAATAATGGCAGTACCCAAGAGTTCGGATTGAAGGATAAGGATAATATTTCTTCGGCAGATATTCAAATGGAATTGTTTGAAGGAGAGAATATTGTTGTTGGCAAAACCGATAATGGTCAGAGTCAATTAGTTAGTGGACCTTTTGCTAGTAAGAAAGAGTAAATCAAACTTTTCTAACGTAGTGAAACAAATATAAAATAAAATTAAAAAACCTAAAATGTATTTTACCTTATTTCAAATTAATAAAGTAAAATGATTTATTTAAATGTGGATTTACCATTTATTCGCTTTTTTCACGCTGATTTTTTGTCCTCCGCCGCGTTTTTTCACCGAATTTGGGTCATATTGCTCCTCTTCATCTTCATCTTTGAGTCCCTTCGATAATTCCCAGAACTCTTTTGAACCCAATCTGAAGTCACCGTGACTGTCTGCTTTGTACCAAAACACTTGATCGTGTAGTTTATTGGATTTGGAGTTATTATTTATCACTAGACACTCATAATTTTCGGTACATTGATCCATCACTTGACAAAAAGACTCAAATGTTGGAAACATACCCGCATAATTTTCATATATTCGTTTTCTATTTGCTATGTAATTCTCTCGAAGAATAAAAACATAATCTATGTTGGTTCTCAGTGTGGGCGGAATACCGAGAGGATATTGCATTGTTATGACCAACATTACTTTCCAATGTCTCAATTTATACCATTTTCATTTAGACATTTCCTTCTAAAATCATTAAATCTATGCTTTTTAAATGGGCACAGCATTCTCTCGAATGGGTTTAGACTATATCTTAAGGCATCATCGAAGTTGGTTAGACTTCTCAACCCCACGGGCATTTAGTCGTTGAACTATCACCATATCCTTACCTATATCGGACTTAGGTGACAAGCTGCGGGTTATCTCTATTTTATACCTTTTTACTATACCTTATGTGATTAGCATAAGCCATTATTATATTTCTATAATAATTTAGTAGTATAAACCTTACAAGACGTCTCCGCAATTTGGACGTGTTGCTTAATGCTAATAAGCAGTAAACTAGCCATTCTTTTAAAATGACTCCGGCAAACATTCACCGTTCATAAAGAGTAAGCGCATCATTTTATCGCGCGCCCATGTGTTATCATATAAGCAGTCATCTAATATGACGAATGCGCGAGGATCAATAGTGCTGCGTTTATATGTTTCCATTTCTTTTTTGATCTGTTTCAACACAGTGCGTTGTCGTTTCAAAATATTTTCAATAATAGCAGTATTATATTCATTGTGGACGAACAATTTGGGAACCATTTTTCCGTAAAACCCGTTACCTTCTTCTGTTCCCGAAATAACGGTACCAATTGGAATTTCTTGCTGATAAAACAATAAATCTCTTACCAAGAAAGATTTACCGGTATCACGCTTTCCGATTAAAACAACAACAGGACCTTTATTCTCATTTGGTTTGAAACTAATGCTTTTCATATCAAATTTCTTTAATTCAAGCGTCATATATTATATTGTATAAAATTTTAATTACAATAAAAAACGCAATTATATTCTCTCTTAATGTAGTTATTAAGAGAGAAGTAAATTCAAAAAATATGAATAACACTTTTGTATAAATAATAAGTTAAAAACACATATAATTTATATATTAAATACCTAATAATGATAAATATCAATTATCAAAAAAGGAAGAACACCGAACTTTTTAAAGGTTTAGAAAGTTCAACATCTTTGTTTCTCTCTAAAACACAAAATTATATTCCAATTTACAACAGATTCTTTAGTTTGAATGATACCAACTACAATAATATAAATTTGAATCACAAATGGTATATTTCATCTATAAATGAAGATGATAAAAATGAAGATATAAATAAAAGTGAAGATAGTAATAATGACTATAATAAATTATATAGTTGTCGCATTAAAAATATCAATACCAATAAGGTTAAGGATAAGGATGTATTTTTCAAACTGGCGCCATTATTAGATCCTTTTAAATATTTAATTGGAAAATACAGTAATGATGATAAAATTTTGAATCTACCCAGTATTAATTCAGACGAAACACAATGTAATAGTAAAATATTAGATATGAATAATTCGGCATATGTTGATGGTCTATTTTTATTTCTCTCTAGTAACCTAATTTATGATAATAATTTCCAACATGGCGTTGATTATTACGGTTCTTTTTTAGCAGTAAAGAACAACTTTGTTTTGAATATTTACGATGATATTGATTACCTGAATAACTCTGATTTTTTTAATAAAAACAAGAATTCGCTCTTTAAAGTAGATAATTACGACCATTTATTTCAGTTTCAAAATGAAGAGACCAAATTAAAACCGCTTAAAATAGAACATAACTCATCAGTTAAATCAAATATATCTATTAAATCATTTGACAATGAAATATTTGAGGATATGTTTAATGATGATAACAAATTGGTGAATTTGGAAGACTTAAAAGGTGGTGATTTTGCTGAACTAATTGACATTACAAATTCAAATATGACAAATGATAATGATAATAAAGTTTCGCTAAAATCAAATTCAACTTGTTCATCTAGAACATCGTACACTGTTGATGGTGAAAATGATGATAAATGTGATAACTGTGATAACTGTGATCCTCTTTTAGAAAAGGTTGATGAAAATGATGATAATATAATTGGAGAAGATACAAATGAAGTAGATGATACAGAATGGGTAGATGAAGACTCAAACGCATTAGAAGATGATGATGAGAGTTATGAAGAAGAGAGAATAAATGCTATTATACCAGAATTTCCTGTTCAAGTTATTTGTATGGAATTTTGTGAAAATACATTTGACGATTTAATTTTATCAAATGATTTAAAAGAAGAAGAATGGATGTCGGCATTTATGCAAATAATAATGATTTTAATAACTTATCAAAAATCTTTTGCTTTCACTCACAATGATTTACATTCTAATAATGTAATGTATAATTACACTGATAAAAAATTTATTTACTATTGCTACAAAAAACAATACTACAAGGTACCAACATTTGGCAGAATATTTAAAATAATAGATTTTGGTAGAAGTATTTACAAATACAATGGCAAACTATTTTGTAGTGATAGTTTCCAAATTGGCAACGACGCCGCCACACAATACAACACCGAACCATATTTCAATGAAAAGAAACCACGTTTGGAACCTAATTACAGTTTCGATTTATGTCGCTTAGCCTGTTCTATTTTTGATTATGTAGTAGAAGACATGTCAGAGGTTAAAGACCTTGCCAAATGCGACCCTGTTAAGCGTCTTATCGTGGAATGGTGTCTAGATGATAAAGGCATTAATGTTTTATATAAAAATAACGGACAAGATCGTTATCCTGATTTTAAATTGTATAAAATGATTGCTCGATGTGTTCATAATCACACTCCTCAAGCACAATTAGAACGACCTGAATTCAAAGCATACGCTAATTTTAAAGGAACTGTCCCAAATGATGTAATAGATATTGATAAAATACCTGTTTTGGTTTAGACACCATTATATTTATTTTTAAATTAGTAAGTTTTTCATTAATATTATAAATTATATTATTAATGAATGATTATGGATTTATTATTACTAGGCATGTTAATTCGGAATTAACCAATAATTATTGGAATAATTGTGTTCAATGTATTCGGCGTTTTTATCCATATAAAAAAATTGTTATCATTGATGATAACAGTAACAAAGATCTTGTTGTACCTTTTTACAATTATGACAATATTGAAGTAATCGAATCTGAATTTCCTGGTCGCGGCGAACTGCTTCCTTATTATTATTTTATTAAACGCAAGTTTTTCGATAATGCGGTTATAATTCACGATAGTGTTTTTTTCCATATTCGTATTAATTTTGAAAAACTAATTGGTGTTAATGTCTTGCCATTTTGGCATTTCTATTCTGATAATGAATGTATAAACAATTCAGTACAAATAGCCAGTGTTTTAAATAATTCTAGAGAAATTATAAACAAATTAACATTACACAATAAAGTCCTTGGTATTGATAAGTTCAATTGGTTTGGTTGTTTTGGGTCACAATCATTTATAAACCATGATTTTTTATTGTATTTAGAGAGAAAATACAAAATATCAAAAATGACATCTGTGGTTACTTGTAGAAAAGACAGATGTTGTCTTGAACGAGTTATGGGGGTAATCTTTTACAGCGAATATCCTTTTATTACTAAAAAAAAGTCGTTATTAGGTTTTATATTTAAGTATCAAAATTTTAGTAATTACACATACAAAAATTATGAAGAAGATGTTAAAAATAATAAATTACCGCGTCCAATTATTAAGGTTTGGACCGGACGTTAAAACTCAGGATTACCTGTGAAAACTTGTGGCGCCGCAATAACTCCACCATCCTGAATAATTGGTTTCAACTGACCTAAAATAAAATAACCGATTATAACACTAATATATACTAAAAGCGCATCACGAATTAAAAATTTCAATGGTTTCGCCTCTCTATCAACAAATCTCATTTCAATAAATTTTGCTATAACAAAAATAACTGAGACTATTGCCGCAATAATAAATACGTTATCCATTTAAAATACTTATTGTATATATTATTTATCTTTTTACGCAAATCATAATTTTATAATTTTTATAATTTTATAATTTAATTTAATCTAAAACTTCAATTTCATCTAGCAACAAATCGGGTAATAAATCCAATTTAGGTTCCTCGATAGATAATAATCCTAAAGAATCTAAACTAACTGGTTCACTTGATATATTCAATCTAATATTATCATCATCGGAATCATCATTTGCTTCATCTATTTTTCTTTGTTCTGCTCTCATATTGCTGATATAATCCAAATTTTCATATGTTTTTGGTACTACTACATTTTGTATTTGTCCATCACTAGTAGAAACATAATCAATATCGTTAAAACCAACCTTATTATTTGTATTTACAGCACTATTGGTTGGAATTTGTTCTTGTTGTATCTGAGGTTTAGGTTGTTCAATAATTTGCTCTTTAATTTCTTCAATAACATCTTCTTCAATTGTTTCATCCATATACGCCTTCAAAATTGCTTCAACTGGAATACTCTCTCTTAGTGTGTTCAAAATACATTCTTGAACAATGATTTCCAACTCTCTATGATTTTTTTGAATGTTTAAGGGTGGAATACCAATTTCAAATAAATACACATTTTTATAGACTTTGCGCGCTACATTGATGTATGTCTTGTGAATAAAATCATCCAACTTAGGCACTTTAATATCAACCTTCTTCTGTTTCTGTCCTACACGCATAGCAGTCAAAATTTTCAATTGAATAATATGAACACAAGTGACTAAATCTTCTAAATAAGAACATCCGGATTTGTCACAAATTCTTTTTCTTTCTGTTTCAATAATTGTTTGATTCCATTTGGGGATTCTCGAAATAAAATTTTGAAATGTCATTAGGTACTTATCCATTTCACCATTATCCCTACATAATTTTATGGCTTCGTCTAAAATAGATTTGTATCCATCGATAATTAGTGGCGTCAAAATAGTAATAAGACGGGCACCCCATTCATTCTTTGATTCGTGAAGCGAACTTACGTTAAAATCATCCATAATTACTAAATAGTATTTTTATATTTTATTTTTTTAAACTAATTATAAAATAAAATAATTTATTTTTTGTCTATTTCTTCTTCTAATTTTTGTATTTCATCACCATATTCAGGTCCTATATATCCAGCATCTAGAGATTGTTTAAATAAATCTAATATTTCAGCCAAATCTTCTTTACTCATAGGGGTATTTTCAAAAAAATCAAATGCAATACGAGACGCTTTATCTGATTTTTCTGGAAACATACTTCTTAAATAGTCACACATTTTTGGGTATTTAGATTGTCTATCATTAGAAGATACTTTTGAAAATATACTTGCTACTGAAATTCTTGTTCTGCCAGGATTGTCTCTTTTCGCTGACGCTACATTTGCTGTTAATTGTTCTGGTAATACTTTTTCGGAACTAAGACCTGTAGTTATTACCAATTCATCGTGAATGCTATTTATTAAATCCGAAATTTCATTTATTTCCTTAGGACTAAATCTATTAATTACTTTTGGGTTATAAATATACTGTTTGATTTCTGATATTATATCACTTAGAATTATGTCTAAATCTTTTGAATATGTTAAAAAATTACCAAATTTATCTTCGCGTGGTAAAGTAGATCTACCATCGTCATTATGAACTATTTGATTTAATAAATCCATTACAGTAGTATATCTATTTGATAATTCATATTTATTCAACTCTGGGTTATAATAATTGATTGTTTCAAAACCTTTGTTGTGGGGAAAATAAGTAAAAATCAAAGATCTTAAGGCAGTTGCTATACCATATTGTTTAAGTGATGCGCCACCGTATATAATTGGTCTAATCTTATTTTTTCTGATTTTTCTCATTTGATTTGAAGTTTTTCTACTTTTTTTATTTTTTTTTTGTTTTCTTATTTTTCTTCTTATAGTTTTACCACCTCGAAATTTTGTTGATGATTTTTTTACATCATTTAAACCATGATTTAATGTAATAGGTGTGTATTCCATCATATATATTATATATATAATTACAAGTTTGTAAAAATTACCTTTTGTAAAAATTTACATAAAACTAATGTTTTCTAAAGATAATTCTGAATTCAAAAAAACAAAATTCAAAATAAATAATATCAATAGTTTCTCATTTCTGAATTCCTTTCGCACTCGGTTAAAGGCAATTAATAATTCATAACGTTTTTCCATTGTAAGCGTCGATTCTAAAAACTTGTGATTTTCTAATAGTTGGATTATATCTAAACCACTATATCCTTTTTCATATAATTTTGTACAAAGCGCAATTAACTGCTCGAGCGTTATTTTTTTATTTACAGTTTTAACCAACTCTTTTTTTAATGAATCTAATCGCGCTACTTTGATATCTTTCATATTAAATACATTATTCAAATTGTATTTGTACAAATTAACAATTGCTCCATTTATAACCGGTTCAGGTACATAAATTTCGCAAAATCGCGACAATATTGGTTTCATTAAGTTATATTTGTCCTCGGCAACAATAAAAAACCGCGTATTATGACTAAATAACTCAATACATCTACGTAGTGCGGACTGCGCATCAATAGTCAGTTTATCAGCATTTAATAATATAATGCTTTTAAAAGTATTGCCGCTATTTGAATTAATATGAGTCTTTGCAAAGAATTTCAATTCATCACGAATGAATTTTATACCTTTGCCATGTGAACAATTTACATACATAACAAATGATTTAATTTTCTCTCTATCATCATCATAAATTTTGTGTATAAAATCACTAACAATTGTTCGTTTACCACTACCTGTTGTTCCATGAAAAAGCAAATTAGGTATTTTATGATTTGTGTAAAAAAAATCCAATTTATCCTTTATATTTTGATGAATATTTAACATTATATGTACTTACTTGAAATATATCAAGTGTTTTTATATTTTAATATAACGTAATTAATATATTTTTATTTTTTATTTATAAAAACTATATCAAACCAATATAAATATATATTTTTATATATTTTATATAACTTAGAATGACGTTACCAAAACATTTTTTTTGTCAATGTATGAAACCGTGGAAAGTTTGTTTAAATCAAAAAAATAGTTATAAAATTGATGTTAGAGATCTTATTGATATAAATAATATAAATTATATTAAAAAAAACGAAATATCAAAACTACATATAAATTACGACTTTGTGAATAAAAAATGGTTACAATACAGATTCAATTGTAGATTTCTTGATGACAAGAAGCAATATTAATTATTAATACACGCATTATATGCTCGTAGAAATTTACTTCCCTCATCTATATCATCTGTGTCAAATAAATACCTTTTATTTACCTTTTTCTTGAATATATCGACCTTTTCTTCGATTGTTAATTTTGAGTAAATATCAGTAAATACATCTAAATCAATTAGTCTGTGTACTTTATATAAATTTTCTAGAGCATCATTCAGTTTATCGTAATGTTGTGGTTTAGAAATCCAAATACAAAGCGCCTTTATAATTTTATCTTTATTTGCATATTCTGCTAAACTTTCACTTCTATATACTATTTCAGGTTCTATTATTTCATTAATTATTTCTTGTTTTGTACTTAATGATATATTGTTATTTGTAGTTGATTCCGGATCTGACTCTGACTCTGACTCTGACTCTGATTTAGATTCTGATTTAGATTCTGATTCTGACTCTGAATCAGATTCCGATTCCGTAACTGTTAATGAAATATTAGGAATAATTGTATTTTCTTCTTCCGTATCTGACTCTATAATTAAAACCTTATTTGGTTTAGGAGGTACAATAATAGCAGGTTTAGCAGGTACAATATTTTGTACAGGAGGTTCTTTATATTTTTTACTTAATTTATGTCTAAAATTTTCTTGAATCCATTCATTAGGTCCTCTTATATATTCTGGCCAGTCTTCATATTTTGTTTCTGACTTTTGTAGTAAAGGCGGTACATGTTCATCTAATTTAGCATCATAATTAGTAGTAAATCTTGTATTTTCATAAACTTTTCTTACACTAAAATCACCGCTTTTCTTATGTGGAGGTGGAAGTCGAGTCGTAGTTTTGTTATTTCTATTTAAATTATGACCATTTAAGTGATCTAAATTTATAAGTTTATCAACAAATTCATTATTTTTAAATAGTTCTCTTAATTTTTTTTTATCTAAAATTTCCCAATTATCACAATATGAACCTCTTGATGTAAGTTGACATGAAAGATCGTAAAATTGTAATTCATTGTCTAAATCTTTTTTAGATATAGGTTTAGTTGTACATTCATTTTTATTATTTTTATCACATTTTTTATAACCATTATCTGTTTCAATAATTGTTAACCTATCTGGTAATTTATCTAGAATTTCACAAACTTTTTTTGATGGTTCTTCATTAAACTTTTTTTTAGAATACACATAAATAAATGCTTCCATTTTATCTTGAATATTCGGATTATTATAATGTAATAAATCAAATGGAATTGATTTTATAGTAGAGCAATTTAACCCAGGAATAGTTGCTGGTTTAGTATTAATATTAATAATTCCATTATCTCTAGTAATATCCATTTCAATTAGACCATTCTCTATTTTTGTACCTTCTTCCAAAATTGCTGAATATGTTGTACTTAGAAATACTATATGATTTTTACTAATATCTGTTGTAGTATAATATTCAATAAGATCATTATGCCTCTTATCTGAAACAGGAGTAATTGTAATAGTGCCTGGCATATCTTCCTCAATACTAAATTTATCCCATAATGCACAACTTAAAGGTGTTGCGGATTGTGGTTCATTAGAATATACTCCACCATTGTAAATTGGAGTAATAAAATCTAAATTTATTTGGTTTAGTTCAACCTCATTAACTGGATCATATTCATCAGTTTTTGAGATAATTGTTACTGTTGTCTGTAAAATTTCTACAGGAGTTCTTTCGATAGATTTTTTATCTAATATTTGTTTTACCTTAGGATTTAAAGATAATTTTTTACCACATGTTTCATCTCTAAATAAATTTGTATGATATGCCGCATTTGCTTTTGCTCCCATGTTATGGCAACCGTGTTTTGAATTATCTGATTCAGTTCTATGATGTAATTTGCTCCATCTTTTCAATCTTTCTTTATTTGCTCCGTGAACACCTTGATCAATCGATATTATTAAACGATTTTTTACATCGTATAAAGTTATATTATTTCTACTTTTTTGATCTTGTTTATTTTCTTCTTTTTCTGCTTCAACCTTGTTAAAATTTAGTCCTAAGTCGCCTAGCGCTAACAAAGAACCGGCGTCACTAATATCACTATTTTGCTTATTTTGACTCATTCTTGTCTAATTGTAGTTTTGGTAAACGATTAAATAAATAATTTATACCTTAAATTTATTAAGGTAAAGCATTTCAATTTTATTTTAATTTAATTTTTAAATTAAAAAATAAAAATTAAATTTATATTCAAGGTTTAAACTTCGTTTAAACTGATGTCGTTAGTGAGTGTGTATAAGGATTGCTTCTAAAAGCGTTCAAAATATCTGGTTGAATACGGTCACATCCTGCACACTCATTATAATATTGCGGCACATTAATAGAACCATATGTTTCAGCAGATGGTGGCAATGGTGTCACTGATATTGCCGGATTAACTCTGCCATCAAATCGGTCGCTATCACTCTTAATAGTTGTTAAATGCATTTGTTGATTAAATATTTGGGTTCCACCTTGGTTAGGTCTATTCATAACAGTTGACGATTTAATGTCATTATTATGCTGTTTATATGCCGCCTCATAACTCATATCACCATATCCAGTTGCCGCACCACCAGATGTACCAATATAACTACAACTTGTTGTATCA